GACAGTGGTCAATATCTACCCTTCCGCATACACTGACAAAGTACGCAACTTTGCGGAATATTGCGGAATCTTCACGGAGAGTCCGTTACAGTCAAATTAAATTCCAGAAATCAAATAGAAAGAGGTATATCATGGTAATCAAAAACAGTTCAGGAGAGACCATCGGATTCCACACATCTGATGATGTAAGATTCATCACCAATGACACGTTCAGAGAGATGCGTAACTTTTGCACCACCATGTATCACAATTGCAAGGAATCGGATAAAGGTGGATGTTTGGTCATAGTAACTCGCAATTTCGATAACCACATTTATCCAAAAGACAGCACAATCTTTTTCTGAGAAGCAAAGAGAGGAAGGTATACCACATGACAGACACAATTCGTTTCTACACTCTTAACCGATACAATGGCTATTACTTCAATGGCAGCATGACGCTCGATCCGAAAGCACTGCTAACGAAACTGAGCATCACTGACTTCCGCAAAGTAGTCAAACTGATGACCAAGGATCCTGAATCCTTGGAGCAGAATGTCCGCACCCTGTTTGAAGCAGCAGACTACATCAAATCGGTCGCAATGAACGATGCTCTGCACAAACACATCAACAAAAAGCTGGATATCGTCAGACAGGCGATTACAATCTAAGTCACTTTAAATCCCACCATCCAATTTATGAATGGTATACTATTCAAAAGGAGAAAACGAATATGGCAAAGAAAGAAGCAAAGGATCTGAAATATGGGATCTCTAAAACCGATAACGTATCAGCATACAACACTGCTCAAGCAAAGAACACATATTACAAACCATCAATTTATATCAATAAAATCACCCATCCTGAAATAGTTGAACTGTTAAAATCCAAGCCTTCTATCTCAGAGTACATCGTTTCATTAATCCTCGCAGACATGACCAAAGAAAAAAGGTGACTTGCTGCGGAGTCACCCTTTTCCTGTCTACGGAGGTATTCTCGGCTGTTATGCCGTATGCGTAAGTCAATTCAATTTCCAGGAGATGATTTATGAAGGGTATATCAGCAGTATCAGGACAACCAATATGCAAACCCATATCATGTCAGATATACCTCTCCATCTCCCTGTAAATCCCTGTCATGATCCGGTAAATCTGTTTCGTACTGTACCCAAGGCTGTCTCCTGCATCCTCATATGTCCTTGTTGTGTACACCGCTTCAAGCACATCACTCTCAGTCTGTGTGAGATCTTCCAGGTGCAGTTCTGTCCGTATCCGACTTGCTTTCATCAGGTAAAATCGTTGCTCGTTCTCAAGGTCAATGATGGTCTGTGTCATGTGAGTCATCAACTGATCCCTGGTCATTCCTGCTGTGGTCTTGTCTTCCGGACGTTTGTCATACTGAATCGCATGGATATCTGAGTACTCCTGCCGGATCTCCAGTATGTGCTGATCAATGTCTCGCACTCGTTCAAGCGACTCGTAGTACTCACTCAGTCTCCCCTTGATGATGTTCTTGACACGTTCGTATCGGTTAGGTTTGGATGCGATCACTCTATGCCCTCTCGGTCATTATACATGGTGAAAGTCCGGATATTATGTGGTAAATTACTGGGTTTACTGTGCCTGTTTGGGCATGTGGATCCAGTCTTTTTGTTGCTCTGATATGAGCAAATTGGAATTCCACATGTTTATTCCCCAAGGGTATACCGTGTTTCACACATTCCCCAAGGGTATACCAACCCTCACACATTCCACAAATCCCCATCCAAATCATACTCATCCAAATATCTCCACATCATAGCATCAAGCGTATCAGCCATTCTGAGATATCCTTTTGCTGTCCATTCACGCTTCAGATCTTTCAGGAACTGGATAGGTACTGCATCCACTTTTGGACAGGAGAGAACAAGATCTGCCATGTCTTGATTGTAGTTTGCTCCTCTTAGTTCATGCAGCAGATACCTTGCTTCAATGTATCGGTTCTTAAGATTATCAGCCATTTTAAATTCCTCACTCCTATTTGGGAATGGTATACCCCATAAGCAAATCCGAATCCTGAGACTCAATTCTTATAGGGTATACCCATCACTTCTTCTCGACTTCGTCCCTCAGTCTGTCGACCTGTCTCTGCAGTCTCTCATCCTCGTCCATCCTCATCTTCTGCTCTAGAAGAATCAAGACTGCCAACATCACCACAGCGACTACCGTAACTGCTGATCTCCACTGACATCCTCATCCATTGGTGTCAGTAAATCATCACCGCTTGCCATGACATGCGAGAAGGCTCGTCTGACGGTCAGCAACAGCCGTTTACGCTCGGACGATAGAATATCCACCATATCCCTTAAATCGCCTGTATCAGCCTGTAGCATGGTCATCCGCTGTCGATATTCAATGTATCCTACCAGTGCCTTCTCAGGAGTTGCATAGTAGCCGATAATGTTGTACATCGCCCTTCCTTTTTTGTCTTCTCCTTTGTACTTTCCGATGGCATAATCGTAGTTTTCCACGATGATATACCATCCGTCTTCGATCTCAAATCTGCTCATCACCTACCCACCCTTCATAATCACTTTTCTTTGCCATGCTCCCATTTCTCCGGAAGTTCCATCCATGCGGACACTTTGACATCCTTGTAGCTGCTGATCGCTCCCACAACATTGCTCCACTTACTGCCTGTGTAGAATCCGATTCCTACACTCTCAATTATTTTCTTAGACCTGTTTCCGTACTGTGTGTGACTGAACGTCACGAACACAGATTTGTACGGATCAGGAAGTTTGTCTCTGCAGTCAATCCATTCACTCATTTTCCAATACGTCCTTCATCGCTTTCATCATGGGCAGTAGAACAGGTAAACTGATTCCATTGCCCCAAAGTTTATACTCGGCTGAATTACTGTGCGGAATATCATCACACCAGTCTGCAGGAAATCCTTGCAGTCTCGCACATTCTTTCGGTGTGAGCCTTCTCACAACGTATTCCGCTTCGTTATTATCAAGATCATCTGTTGATCGTGCATGCAGTTCAATGCTCCCACCACTCTGCTCAGACTCACTTGATGCAGCTGTCCGTTCCCCACAGACCATACTTCTCTTTCCTCTCTCTCTCGGTAATCAGCATGTCATTATATGCATCCTGCCCATTGTAGGATCCAGGATGCTTACCTTGACTCAGGCATCCTGTCACTTTCTGATATGTCATCTTTTGTTCTTTTCTTTATTGGCTCGAACAGATAGGGGGGGGTCAATGTTGATAGTGTTGAACACTTATCCACCTGCCATAAAGCACCCTTTCCCCCACCTTCCTTACCGCATCTGATAAGCAATGTCACAGGCAAGGCATTTCCGTCCTCGTCATGGACATCATATTGCAGTTCTGTTCTTTTACCCATTTCTCACTTTCCTTGGTACAAGGACAGCAATCGGCTGCTTGTAACACCGTGCTGTCAAAGTGTTTGCTTGCTCTTCCCAAACGTATGTATTATTCATCTCCTCGTCCAGGGAGTAGCATTTGTGTGTGTGCTGTCACATTATTCGTATCTGTGCAGCACGATTGGAGTGTTTCCGCCACCTGTTCCGTATCTTGCACTGATGGCATTTGCTCGTTCTCGCATCCTTGTGACTCGTGAATCATGCGGATGGCAGTCATAGAATATTGGGTATCCGTCACCTATCCATCCTCACAATCATCTGCTGAACTCTCTCTCTCTCTCTCTCTTACTGCCATGTCTCCGTCAGAGTCTGATACTCTTCCCATGACAATCCTGCTTGCGAGATCAATGCGGTCTGCAGTTCCTTTGGAAGTGTCTTTCCACGCTTCAACGATCTTCGCAAAATCCCAAGACACGCCCTCTCGCTCAAATAATACTTGTCCTGCACAATGTCCTCTAAGATCTGCGACAATGAACACTCGTTTACGACGCTGGGGTACTCCGAAGTATTGGCTGTCCAGTTCTCTCCAGGCAACTTGCCATCCTTTACCGTCAACCAGTCCAACATGCAGCCACTTTCCGTTTGAAGGCATAGGTATTGAAACGGACGGATCAACGATTCTTCCGATCTCTTCAATAACTGTCCGGAAGTCTTGTCCTTTGTTGGAACTGAACATTCCTGGAACGTTTTCGAGACACCAAAATCTTGGTCGAATAGACTCAATTGCTCCGCTGTCGAATTTTTCTTTTTGGGCATTACGCATCTCCTTTGTAATTCTGATTGCTTCTGTGAACAATCTGCTTTCACTTCCTGCCAGTCCTTCCCTGTTTCCTGCAACAGACAGATTCTGACAGGGAGAAGAATTGGTCAGTATGTCAACTACCGGAATGTCAGCACCATTGATCTTGGTGACATCCCCAAGTTGTATCGCTTCAGGAAATCTCTTGGCTTCAAGTTCCACAGGGAATGGCTCTATCTCTGCTTCAAACACCACATCGATACCGAACAGTCTAGCTGCCAGTTCCCATGTTCCACTACCACTGAACAGATTTCCCATTGTTGGTCTTGTCATTCTTTTTACCTCTTTGTATTTTGTTCAGATGCCGTAAGTAATCCAGTTTGGCGAAACAGAACTTTACGCATCTGTTGCTCTTCCTGCATTTTGTGCATGGATTCATCGGTCATCCCCATTAATCACCACACAGCAGACCACTATCACCACCAGGAAGGTCAGGAAGGCTATACCGAATGCGATCAGGATATCAATCATACTCACCATCCACCACCTCAATCAAATGCATTCCTGTTCTTTTCTCATAGTCTCTCAGCATCTGATATCTGTTGTCATCGACTGTCCATTCCTCACCACACGTTCTTGCCACACCATACTCTGAATCGATCATACGGACTCTTTCCCACTCTTCCGTAGCACGGATGCGATGTGTAATGCAGTTATATGTACTCTTCTCATGTGACAGGAACTTATTCCAATCATCCTTTGGCTGTTTGTATTTGAATCCTTGAAGATCTCTGATCCTACGTATAGCATCCAAATGAATGTCAGTCATGTCATGATTCAGAACAATGCTGTTTTCCTCTGTAAGTCCGATCTCACTGAACACCGGACAATCTGTCACAATGCAAGGCACTCCCTGTAACAGTGCTTCTACCACAGACAGACAGTATCCCTCGTTGTCACTCAGCTGCACATACGCATCAAACATCTGCATCATTCCTGTGATCCCCAGCATCGGATCTCTGAAGTGTATATGCGGAGAAGGAGATCTCTTTGGTGAATTCGTATACACAAACCACTCAAAGTCAATTCCTTCCTGCTCCATTGCTTTGGCTAATGTCTGCATCCTTCCCCAACCTTTTTCAGCAGAAAGTCTTGTCGCAGACAGCAGATACAATGGCTTCTCTTTTGGCAGTACAACTGGCTCTCCGATATACTCAGCCTTGATGCCTGTCAGTTCTTCCCATGCATCGCATACATGCCTTGAGACACCGACATACTTGTCGATCCGGTCATCCATCGGAAGATTCTCTGTTGCTATCTGCCCTCGTCTGTTCATGTCCAGGTAATCACCATGAAGGACTAAATATTTTGTTTTGGCTTCGCACTGGTCAAGGATCTCTCGATTGAAGCAGCAGAACAGATTTTCACAGACCACCCTGTCATTCGGTTTAAGTTCAATACACCTGACAAATCTGCGTAATCTTGCAATCTGTCTGAGGTTTGCGTCTCTATAAAACACAGTGATGTCATATTTGCCATACTTCTGTGCGATGTAGTACAGATGTGATTCAATACCGCCTATAGCAAGTATCGAGCGGAAGTAGTATGCGTTTGCTGTCTCATAGGTTGTCATTCTTCTCTCCAATCCTCAAGCATATCGACTAGCATCTCTGCCACTGTGGGATCATATTCATCACTATACGCATTTTCAAATTTCTCTTTCCACTTTAGAATCCACTCAATCGGTATGGCATCCACGGTCGGCATCATGTCAATTTCCATAAGCACATCCGATTGATAACCTGTGCCACACATCACATACAACATGTTCTCACGCAGTTCATCTCCATTTATCAACCTTGTCATTCACCTTCCCTCTCTTCCTTCTTCATCTGACGTCTGTAATCCTTCCTCGTTTTCTTCTTCCAAAATCTCCATGCTTTCCGGTTATTCTCCACCCAACAGGCGAATTCTCGGTCGAATTTATCCTCGAAGGTCATCTTTTTGTGAATGTTGTTTTTCATTCTTCCACCTTATACCACTCCGGTAACGGCATCCATGCCTGAGCGAAATCTATGTCATGCAGATAATCTGCTTCGTCCTTCCACATAAATCCGTCCCATTCTATGCCATATTCCATGATCCTGATATCACCTCGATTGGTATATGTAAGGACAGGCTCATATTCATCAGGCATCTCTTTACTGCATGGTATCCACTTTGGCACTGCTTCTAACAGCCGAATAGCTTCTTCAATCGCATCATATTCATCTCGATACAGTGACACTTCATACGTCACACCGTTATCATGCTTATCAGCCTTCGTTAAGATTCTCGTCAGTCCTCTTATGACCACAGTCCTGTTCATGTTTCTCCTCATACGGTTTCGGTAACGGCATCCACGCTTTAGGGTCACAATAATGTGACTTACTGTTTAATTTCCACCAACCGCTTCTCCAACTCGTCACAGGTGTGTTGTATACCGCCGTATAAATGCCACCCATCTTGCCGCAAACCAATACGATCTTGCCAGCATCCGGCAGCCTTTCACTGCATGGTATCCACTGCTGTGCGGATGGTACTGTTTCAATTGCTCCAATAGCATCGTCAATCAGACATGCTCTGCACACCACACCGTCATAGAGATTTTTCTTTTCCTTGCATGGTTCACAGAACATCTTATTGAGCCATTCAATTGTAGTTTTTCTGCTAATCAAATCGTCTGTCATTTCTTACTCCAATCCATATCTATACCAAGCCTATCGTAAAATATGTGTTCTTCTCCTCTGTAGCAGGATTCATAGTATGCTGTGTCGGCTTTCCACATTTGGCATCTGCACAATATAGGAACGTATTGGTTGTACCTTGTAGTATCCCAAAACACACACTTACCGCATTCCACCATATGAATCTTTGGCAGTCCTGCAATATATTCCATCGCACTCTCAATTCCTTTGACGAACTGCTGATCTGCATTTTCATTGTCATAGTGAGGTCTCCTGGTTGGAAACTTCATGATGTCCGCAAGCCGAATGTATTCATTCATCTTTACTCACCACCCTCGCATAAATGTCACAGTATGTGCTGTCAATAGCATCGTCTACCTTCTCAATGAACCAGTCCTGTTTCGCAAGATCTTTTCCACCATACGGGCACCAGTTGTAGCCACCGATCCGTGCGTGAATGTATAAGACACCCTGTTTTCCTGCGTACCGATTGAACACGGTATACTGCTCAATCACTCTCTGCTGTTGCTTCTTTATCAGGTATTTGGCATTCTTGCGTTTCCTGCCGTGTACCCTATCCCATCTGAGATCCATGTGGTCTTTAGTCAGATACTTCTCCCTCAGCTTCAGTGTCCTGCTTGATAACTCGCAACACCATGTATTGATTGCGAATGCAGGAACATCATCCACAAATGATTCATAGAAGAATCTGTCCAGGACACATTCCATTGCTTTTTCAATGGGTATCGGTTCTTCCTCAGACATCAGGCGATACCCTCTCAGTCTTGGAACGTTGATGCAGTTTTCTGCAGCAATCTTGCTCAGTCTTTCAATCTGTCTGTATGCTCCTAAGTCCATGTTGTTTTCCTCACTTCTCAAAAATCTCGTTTATTTCATTCTCTGTTTGCAAAATCTCCATCAGGAGCGTGATGTCTCTGTCTTCTTTGACCTTCTCACCAGTAATGGCATCTCTCCGTTCAAGGATTATCCGGTCGCCACGCTGCCGAATCAGCCAAAGGACTTTCCGTTTATTCGTGTTCATTCTTCTTTTGGATGTATCCTCAACATTGCTTCACTGACTTCTGATATGACTTCAAACTCTGCGGTCAGTGTGGCTGAAGGTTTTGCTATCTTGAAGCACGGACGATCGTCTGCATAGTAGGTGTCTTCGGCATACTTCATTTCGCATGTCATCTGTGATGGTATTGCTTTCACCAGTACAGAACTATGTCCTACCTTCATCCTCAGCCATGTTGGTGTGTGTCCTTCAAAGTCCATGTTCACAAAGTCATGAATCACTGTTCCGCAATATGGACACTGCCATGATGTGATCGGTGCATTACAGTTTGGGCAGTTATATTCACTCATGTGTCTTCTCCCCTATACGCTTCAGCAATGACATCCAGTCAATGCTTAGTTCTTCAAACCATGTATCATCAGTACCATCCTGCAGCTTGAAGAGGTATGCATGACGGATGTCCGTTGTGTGCATACATTCAGGCGAACAACGAGGACATTTCTGTCTGTCACAGATATATGCAATCTTTTCAGTCATCTTTCTCTACTCCGCAAACATCCATGATCCATTCAAGTAACTGATTACTGGGTTTCCATCCAATGCTTTTTCTGTGACACCATTCGCACAGTTCCTCATGCCCATACTTTGCACAGTTATAGCAGTAGACATAATTCAGTTCTGTCCGCAGCTTTTCCTTGATCTGTTCTCGTGTCATATCTCATCCTCAATTCCTGTCTGAAACTTCACTCCTTCAGCGATGTTGAACAAGATCCCATACTGGTATGCATTCTCGACAGCCACCAGTACCTTGTTCAGAACATCTGTGCTTACTCTTTTCTCTATCCAGTCAACAGTGCCGTACACTGCATCCCTTCGTAATCTCATCTCCCTGGTTAAGCCACTGCCCTTGCCAAGACCATCCTTGAATACTCCCTGTTTGCCCATATTCAATCACCATCCGTATCTCGGCATCTTCCTCATATTGGCAGGATCGTACCCAAGGAATTTTGCTTCAAATCTGAACTGTTCTCTTGTGATCTCAGCGAGATAGTTGTTCTTTGCCATCTGCACTCTCAGTCGGTCAACAACTGCATCATCATCCCCAAGTCTCATGTAATCCTCAAACAGTTCCATGTCATAGTATGCTGAGTCTCTGCTTGACCAAAATGCGATCCTGTTTTCAGGAAACAGTGTGCATCGAAATTCCTGAATCCGCTCTTTATCGCTGATTGTCAAACCCATTCCCATATCGTTCAAATATCTCCTTTTCGTTCATGATCGGACACCATATCGGTCGATGTGTTACGTTGGTGATGTTGTGGGCAGCATTCTCAGTGCAGACATCTGCTCCGTACACTCTCATCCTGTAATGGCACAGCGCACAATTGAGCGGTACTCGGACACGTATGTATCCGTACCCATCCTTGTATTCCGGTAATGCTCTCAATCTTTTCACATCGTCCATTCGTTTACCTCTGTCCGAACATATTCTTTGACAAAGGCATCCTTCTCACTCACAGCCAATATCCGCAAGATTCCGTCCAGTCCGAACCAGTAGTCCAGGATCTCAAAATCTGTGTACTGCCTGTGTTCCCTGAATGCCTTGATGATCATTCTCATTTCGTATTCAGCAACAGGATCGTTATCAACCAATGCCTGTGCTTTTGGTGTTATCAAGATTTCCATAATGTACTCCGTTTCTAAGTACATCCCTTCAAAAGTGTCCTCGCTACAGAGACAGTTACAGGGTTTCCGGATAAAACGCTCACATTCTTATATGTAAGGCTCAATCTCAATATCCGATTTGAGCCTTCTGAGAAAATATTTTTATAAAGTTAATGTAACTTTGTAACTTAAAGAATATTTATATTAAAATTCCTTATGTTTATGCGGTTTTTTGAGGTTACAACTTTTTGCTCAAAATTTTTAAAGTTACATAACTTTTCCCTGTTTTTGCCTCAATTCCACTTCTGTTCCCTCTCAGCACTCATTCCCTGTTATGGCGAGGGAGAGGGCGAGAGGGAGTTGCACCCTTCTGAGATGCAACTTTACCCTCTTTTTTACGGTTTTAAATTCTGTTTTGTGTCCGTCTGTCGCAAACAAACTCGGACAGATTTGCCATCAATTTTCTTGCATCCAAGACCGATTTTGTACAGATCCCACATGCCCTGTCTCAATGCCCTTGTACTGACACTGGCTACATAATCATCTCCTGCGAACTCTTTGTAATCCGCTTTGATTTCACCAATTGTCCTGCCAAGCAGCTGTGTCTCAATGTCCACATTCTTGAGGAACAGTTCAACAATATTGTTCTCTTGATGATAGTGATCGTTATACTCCTTGACCACTTCACACTCTGTCCAATCTCTGTTCTGATACAGTCTGAAGTACCCTTCCATAATCAGCGATATCCAGTACTCCAGTGCTTCATCAGTAGTGATCTTGGTGATAAAGTACGGATCAGGCTTCTCCACCTTGTTGAACATCGGCAGCCACAGTATTCGTCTCTTGTACGCATATCCCTTCTCAAAACTCTTGATATCACTGTTGGTAGTGAAATAGAGTTTTGTTGTGAATGTCGCATTCTGAGACTCGGAATACAGTTTCCTTGTAGCCACAGTGTCCGCAGTAGTAATGTTCTTCAGGATCTTCAGCTGGTCATTGTCGATTGCTTCAGGCTCAATGTCATCACCAAGGTTAGCCAGTTTGCCAATCATGGTGACCTTGAATCTGTCATCAGCCAACTGTTTGATGGACAGTGATGTGCAGTTCTTCTCGTTGTAGATCTTCTTCATGATCTGCAGCAGAGTACCCTTGCCATTCGCACCATCACCTCTGAACATGAAGAACTTGCCGATGCTCCTTATCCTCTCCGGATCTACTATCAGCACATATGCCAACACTTCCATCAGCAGTTTTCTGTAGTCTTCATCCCCACTGGTCAGTGAATTGATGTAGTCATCCACTACCTGAACTGGTTTTGCATTCGGATAGTAGTTGATGTTGATGTAGTAGGGAGTGAATTCGTAGTACTCATCATCCTCGATAAACACTCCCTCTGCTGTCAGCACACCGTTCTCAAATCTGATTGGAAACACCTTGTCTCCTGGAATCATCGGTGACCGATACGCAATCTGTTTCAGGATCTCATCCACAAATCTTGTTGTCTGACCAGGACACCGCTGATAGATTATCCGGATCAGTCTGCCGTTCTTTTCATCAGTGACATATTCGATTCCGTCAAAGAACCATATGCTCCCACTGTAGACCACACAGCGATAATCCTTGATGATCTGTGATGCAACGATGTAGTCATCCGATTCCTGTTGCTGAACACTCTCAGTCCTTGCCACTGTTTTGTACTCGTCTTCCGGTAAGGGATCAGCGAATACATAGTTATTGATGAATCGCAGGATACTTTCCCATCCAGTGCAGTTATGCAGTGCCATCTTGTGATTATGGAGTGCCTGATTCCTGCCATCCCCTTCTGACATACCAAGTAAATTCCTGTACTTAGCCTTCTTAGGGTATGGATCAAATATCCTTGGCAGTTCCATCCTCACTCCTGGACGATCCGCTTTCCGTTCAACACCGTTGCGTTTTCTTGTGATGCCGTACGGATTTGTGGATGATGTCTTCATCTCACAGGGAATGCCAAGAGCCGTTATCATGTCCTTTTTCGGTCTTGTGAACCAATCAGGTTTCACGAAATAGATATGGCATCCCCTGTCTGTCCACACCACCTCGGTGTCCAGTTTGAAGTAGGTGATCATGTTCTGCAACAGTTGCTTGGGTATGTTGTCGAAATCAAGAATGACCTCATTGTCCTGTATCAGATACCCACAGTCTTGGAATGCGTCCATGGTGTTGGATGTTTCTGCATTCTTTCCTGCATGTTTTTCTCCTGCCTTGAATTCGATATACATCACATCCACCCCTTGAGTTTTTCATAGACTTCATTCTTGTAGTACTTGAGATCCACCTTCTGAGCAAAGTCCTTGAAGTCCGATGTAGCACCATTCCATACCATCATGTTCTCAGGCAGTCTTGGGAAATTGACCAAACCACCGTCCAGTCTCTTCTTGAACAATCTCGGTTCAGCGTATTCAGGCTTACAAGCAAATACCCTGTTCACGTTCTGATATTTCTTTCCTGCCATGTCATACACACCTTGATATGTCCTTCCTGCCTGTATGATTGTCTGATACCATTCAGGATGGTCTAAGTGTTTGGACACTGTGACAATAGGATCTGTGTCATAAAGCAGCTTGTCCACCATAGCCATTTGGACTATGCGGAGACTGTTGTTTTTGAAGAACTGATCCTGCAGATACTTGTTGGTATCTCCACCCTTGACCTTGACCTTCTCACCCTTGGTAGCAATGTAGTTGTTGACATCCTTCTGAATCCAGGTGTCGAACACATCCAGTTCCAGTCGCATGGGATCATAATCTTTTTCCCACTGATGCCAAATTTCCTCATATCCTGTACCCATCCCACAGAAGGCAACACCATCTGTATTGGCATTGACTACCGTGTATCCTGCATCGTCCAGTCTCCTGCACAGGTCAAAGAGTGCGATCTGTCCATAGATACAGACTGTTGCGGATGCCATGGGATTGAACAGGATTGAATACTGATTCTTCAGATTTCCGTACACTGAATTCAGAATCAGCTTCAGTGCATCAGACAGAATTTTGTCCTTGTGTTTGACTTCAAGTCTGTGTTTGCGGATCCCGTCATACTTTGCTGTGGCAGTACCCAATGCCATGAGGAAGATAATGATTGTCGGATACATGCTCCCAACATCAAGCAGCTTAACATTCTTGAATCGTTTGCCATCCACAGCCACACCATGAAGTCCACCGAATCCGAATGTGAATTCTACCGGATGAGACAGGCATATTTTGGTCTGACTGGTGTCCTTGACGAGTGAGTCTTCATTGACTTTTGACCACATATCCCACACATCACCATCAATTCCCAAAGCAGGATTTCTCCACAGGTGAGCAGGAATCCTTAACCTATCCCATCTTGGCTGCGGACGATCCATCAATGCCTGTGCAGACAGAGTAGTTGTGTTCCATCTGTAGGCACTGGCTGATTTCGTGTCCACCATTCCAAGCAGTTCCTGTTTCGGTTCAAAGTAGGAGTGTGTACGCAGCTTGTAGATCTCAATTGTGTTCTCAATGTCATAGGCACAGTACTGGAACACTTCTTCTCGTTCCTGTTCCGTCAATGGTCGCTGAATGGTGAAGTCTACGGACGATTCAATGATGCTCTTGCCCATGTTGCCTTCCACTCTTTTCAATGACGGATTGCTGACATCGATCTGTTGGAAACAATCCAGGGAGTGGATCACTGGGTCAGGTTTAAATGCCCTTGACCCACCCCTGATGATTGTGTTGTTCATTGCGTAGATATACTTCTGAGGTCTGTTGTTCATCATCTCGGTCAGCATGATATCGTCATAGTTGTAGTTGTTGTACCCAACCAGTGTCTTGCCTGTGACGAAATCTTTTAGACCATCGAATCCGTTTGACAGATCTTCAGTAGGTAAGTCTTCCGGATACTGTGTTGACCACCAGTACCGGACTACCTTGTTATAGATGTTCTTGAAGATGACCAGGGAGTCATATCTGAAACACTCTATGTCATAGAACAATAACTCCCTGTCGGTCATTACTTCTTCCCCTTCTTCTCAGGAAACTTCTTGATATCCGCATAGGCATACTTGTTAAATGCCTTCTTGACTTCAACATTGATCTGTTTGCCGATAAGGGAATCCTTGTCCTCAATGTTCGTCTGAAACTTCTCCTTGAACTTGCGGTATGTGTCGAGTTTCTTCTGCGGATCTACGAACCATGCCTTCATCGCTTCAACATATGTCGCATATGTCATCTTGGATTCATATGTCTTGCCGTTGTACGGAAACTTGATTCTTACCGCATTGCCATCATCCGTGATCTCAGAGATCGTTGTGCTGAAGAATTCGCCCACATCCCCATCACTGAATTTTTCTGTAACATCAACTTCCCACAGGGAATTGAAGTTGTCATAGGCATATACATCCTTCTTGACACCGATCTGAGATCCGAGATTTTCAAATGTTGTGCCAAAGTACGTTTCACACCATTCAGCCACCTTTGCAGCTTTGTCGGCATCATCCACATACGTTGCCTTTGCAGAGTCATATGCCTGAAGATTGAAGTTTACCCTTCTCACTTCTGCACGCTCTTTGTCCAGGAAGGTCATGACAGCCTTCTTGCCGTTGTTTTCGTAGTCTACCGCTACAAGTTCGAGATCTTTCAGTAATTCCATTTTCTTCTCCTTTACTGTTTGTGGAATTTGATTCCATTCTCTGTCAGCAGCCGTTCAGCCAGTGCAATGTTGGCTTTACCGGAGATCGTGAAGATTGCGACCTCAGAATCAACATCCACTTCATCATCGAAGTCGTCTACCCATTCAGCAGCTTTGGCATCAGACATGGCTTCTTTGATTGCCGTTGCCCTCTTCTGTCTTTCCTGCACTGTGGTGATCGTTGTGGGCAGATGGTAGCAGGAGAGATACTCTGTCAGATATTCTTCTCCCATGCCCTCACATGCCGTGATGTCTGATTCTCTTTCTTCAAGCCAGTCTGTCATTGACTGCTCGACTGCTTTCATTGATACGTTTTTGTTCAGGAAGGATGGCTGAAGCCATTTCACGAAGGCTTCGTATGATCCTGCGAATTTTGCCAGTTTGTACTGTGGGAATCGTTTATCCCAAATCTCAGCGATCTTATCCTTTTTCTGTTCTCTCTGCAGTTCTTCCAGTTCTCTGACTTTTCCTCTCAGTTCAGATTCTGCAGATGACACCACAGCCTGGATCTCACGGATCTGAGACTCAAATTCCGCAAAATTGCCAAGCAGCTGTTTCTTCAGATCGATGCGTTTCCTGTCCAGTCCATCAGCCACTTTCCTTGCAGCTGCAAGTGTGGTCTTGGCTTCTTTGACGGAATCCTCAGTCAGTTCCACATTGTTGATGTATTCGGCAATCTGTTTTGCCAGTCCGAGATAGTACTCATAGTTTGGGAAAGCTACGTCCGCAACATGGTACGTGATGTCCTTGTTGACAGCATCCATGTCAAGCAAGGGATAGGTTTTCTGCTCCATTTCTTCTCCTCTCAATAAAACCTTTTACTCATATGCAGTTCTATCAGTTTCGAGTCCTTGTCTCGTCTGTTCACGTAATAGAACTCCTTGCATTTCTGTGTAGACAGATGCCGAATGTTTGACAGCAACGGATCGTATCCATGACTTTTGTACTGTTTTGCCAGTGCCTTCAGTTTCTGTTCATCGTAGTTCGATTCAAGAAACATGTAGTCAATTGGGATATGTTCAGGATTCTCCACTCGACATGTGTCTGTTGCGTAGAAGATGTTCAAGTCCTTTGTGCGTATGATGAAATACGTGACCGGAACATCGTGCAGTCCTTCATAAGGAATGACCACTGCACCAGGAACACGGAATTTCGTAGTTCCGATGATGTGGTCAACTTTGTACTGATATGCCACATCAGAATTGCCGTACACCTGTATCCTCGGAAATTCTTTCCTTATCTTGTTGAATGTCGGCACTTTGATGTGGTCTGAATGCGTATGGGTGATCAGAAGGGTATTGACCTTGTACAGTGCATCATGCAGTCTGTTATACGCAATGCCACAGTCAATCATGATGTTTCCTATACGGACGCAATTCCCATCTGATCCTGTCGATATGACTTCATAATCTAAGTCCACTATTCACCTTCTTCCTCATCCTGCTCCTCTTCCTCAAATCCGATATCGTTCCAGCAGTCGATGCAGATACCTTCTCCATCCGGTTGGTAGTTCCATATCTTGAGGTAATCAATGTCCAACACCTTTCCGCAGCATGTACAGATGAACGTGTCATCACGGACATCAGGCACAGCACCTTGGAAACGATCAAGATTCAGAGTCATACTTTTTTCTCCAAACAAGAACCGTGATTTCATGTTCCTTCGCAGCTTCAGGACTCCAGTAGTCATATGCATTCCACATATCGTATGTTTTGGAGTACGAAATTTCCATTTCAAGACCACTGGCAGTAATGGCGATATAATCTCCTGATACGGAAGGATTATTGCTACTGCACGGAGTCCAGCCAGTCAATGCCTTATGCGATACCTTTTCCTTCTTGTCATCAGGAATCCACTTCTTGAACACATTGTTGAATGATGCCTTGTTGTCACAGGCTTTCTTCATGAAGCACATTGCCACACCCTTCTCAGGATCAAACGGTTCATTATGTGCTTTGACTACTGTCTTAGATCCGTCATTCCAAAGGATGATTGTTGCAGGATCATTGAAGATGATCTTTTTGACGTTGCCTATTTCCGATAAAGCTGCCAGTCCACGCTCGTCGAATGTCCAGGAGTTTTCTTTGACTCCGTATGCAGGAAGGTGACGCACACCCTCAACACATCTCTCAATGGTTACGACATGACCAATCCACCTGTTCATGTATGGATTCCAACCGCACACATAGTTCTCAATGTCCTCGCCATCCAGTACACGGACTTTCTGTCCGATTTCAAACTTAAATTCCATTTCCTTCTCCTCACTTCAATAAGTCAATTAATTTGTTCAGTGTTTCCACGATGATGTCAGTGTTGCTGTTGATCGCTTCAATGATTTGGTCTGTCTCTACATGTCTGACCAGTGCGATGCGATCCACAGCATTGTCGATTGCCTGTATGATTTGGTCTGTTTCCAGTTGCTTCACGAATTCGATCTGTTCCTGCTGCTTAGTCCGTTCAACATTCACAGGGAGCATGACAGCACTCATGAGATCTATACCTGTACGGTTTTTAAGAGTCTCAATCTGTGGCAGACCAATCCTTCCGCTCTTGATTCGTTGCGACAGATACGCTGGTTTCATGTCCAGTACCTTTGCTGCTCTAGTGATCGTGTACCCGTTCCTGCCAAGAATGTCCTTGACAAGTCCTGAGTCGATGCTGACCACTTTACTCTGTGGTGTCCGCTTCTGTGGTTTCTTCTCCATTAATCCCATTTGTTATTCCCTCTATCGTTTCTTCTCCTCGAACGAGGTCTGACAATTCTGATACCTGAACTGCAAGATCTGATACATGCTGATATGTCCATGCCTTGTGTGACTGGAATCGTCTGTTTATGGACAATCCGACTTCCTTGATCAATTTGTGGCATGTGAGATTTTCCTGATCCAGTCTGTTGAGTTTCTCACTCTGCCACTTGATGACTTTGGACTGCTTGTTGGTGATCTTCTGCAATGCTTCGATCTGTTTGTTCATTGTGCCAATGGCGAACAACGACAGGACAGCATAGACAATGCAGAGAACTGTCAGTGCGACCCTCATAAGTCGATACCTACGATGAACAGGAATGTCCGGACAGCGACCATGACCCATGTCATGATGATTGCAAGGTCAAACACCTTGGATGCGATTGTAATTGTGGTTTTCATTTTTCCCTCTTATCTGATATAATTCAGATGGTTATACATTTTTATTTGGCGATGGCTGTGTGGGAACGGCAATTCCTGCACAGTCTTTTCTATATGTCGGCAGCTTTCCTGTGATGTACGCATTCAAGCGTTCTTCACAGATGTAGTAGCGGAATGCTTTCCCAGTTCCCTGAAACGCATCACCGAATGGGCAGTGTCCTGAACGTAACCACAAGCGGAGTGATTGTTCAGGGATGTTGAGTAATGCTGATGCTTGCTTGATGTTCATTCCAATGATCCCCACTGTTCTGCAATGGCTTCAGCGATTCCGTGATAGGTCTTGCTTCTGATCTTGGCTGTTCTCGGATCTTTGTAGGACAGGATCTTTCCGTTCTCGTCCGTTGCGTACCATAGATTACCGGAATATCCACCACTCTTTCCTTTGCTGTGAATCAGTTCAGGCTCTACGATGTTTGTAGGCTTCAGATGCGGTAATCCTTTGAGCCAAAAGCATGTTCTTTTTGAAACAGGATGTCCGTATTCATATGGCTGAATAATCTGATCCGGTTTCCGGTAATGCGTGTTCATGTACCCTATCGGATTCTCAATGGCGATCCTGTCACAATCTGCGTTAACGAATTTCATGAAGAACTCCGCTGCTCTCTCTCTCTCTGCCATCCGCTGAATTGCCTTGTCTCCATATCGCTCGACATTGAAATGTCTGTTGCCACTGACTGTCAGATAAGTGCAAGGGGGATGAGCAACGATGAGATCCCATTTTCCCTGTTGATGATGTTTTGCACCATCTGCTGTTGTGAAGTCGCAGTTTCCGTTGAGATACGGAAGTACATCGCCATGTATGTGCCATTCTTCATGTCCACCTGAACACGGCTCAATGTCACAACTCCAGGCTGTGTGTCCTCTCTTACGGAATGCCTTGCAGACTTCCTGTGATTCCTCACATGCGATTAAGATGTTCATGATACTTCTCCTTTCATTTGCCACCTCTGTGGTGGCACTACTGGTAAAAAATTAGGAGATGTCGATGTTGTCCATCGGTATCCCTGTATGATGCACCAGTTTGACAAGATCATCCGCAGTCATCTTTGCTCTACCGGAAGAAACCGATTTGAGATGTGACGGATCGATGTCTGCTTCTGACGCAAGATCTTCAATGCTCATGCCCATGTGTGCAGCAAGCATACGTATCGTGAACTTCATTTCACTAACGTTCTTTAATTCTGACATCTCTCTCCTTTCTTTTGCCACCTCTGTGGTGACTACGCTTATGAGTATATGCCACCTCTGAGTTAACTGTCAACACTTTTTTATTGATTTGTTCAAATTTGGTGTATTATGGAATTGGAAACGGAGAGTTAACGCTATGAAAGATTATAACAGAGCAATAGGAGAATGGTTAGCAAAAGAAAGAAAAAAGCAGAGAATAAGCCAAAGAAAAATGGCAGACATGCTCGGTGTTTCAAAATCTGCCATTCACTACTGGGAAACAGGCAAGCGTACCATATATGCACAGTCCATGATGGATTATTGTGAAGCACTCCATGCAGATCCGAATGAACTGATGTGGGATGTGACACACAAAGCAGGTGATGTTGTGTGAAGATGAGCAATGGTATCGGTTCTGTATATAAAATGTCCGGCAAAAGACGAAAACCATGGGCAGCTGTCATAACTACCGGATGGACACAGTATTTCGATGACGATGGAAAACCCAAAGGCAAACCCAAACAGGAACGAAAATTCATCGGCTCATTTACCACACGAAAGGACGCTCTGAAGGCTCTGATGGACTGGAATGACCAAACACCCACCCCTGTCCAGGAATCGCCTGTATCGGCTCAAAACAAGGGTTACGTACCCACAATGAAGCAGTTTTGGAAGGAAGTAAAGACATTGCGTGTAGCCAAACTTGCCAAGTCCACACAACTCAATTATGAGTACTCCTTCAAACGATGTGAGCCATTGCATGACAAGCGTATCGACACCATCACATATATGGATCTTCAGAGGAATATGAACGCTTTCATGGCAGAAGGCAGAACGGCAGGATCCTTGAAACTGCACAAAGTCTTCCTGACCATGATATTCAATGAAGCAATCAAACAAGGATACATCACACTGAATCCTGCATCACTTGTCACATATAAAGCAACAAAAGACAAGACCAAAAAAGAAGCCTTGCCACTGGAACTGATAAGAAAGATCTATGACTCAGACTGTCAGACAAGAGATGCTCTGATCATTTTGATTTTCACTGGTATAAGGATTAATGAATTACTGAGACTCAAACACATAGAGAAAGACTACTTCGTTGTATCATCCAAGACCGAAGCAGGAAACCGCTACATTCCCATTCATCCCCAAGTCCAGGAACTGCTGCGGAAATGGGTGTCAACGAAGCATGTGAAGTACGGCGCTATGGCACAGCAACTGGAAGATGACTGTTTGGTGTACGGACATAAGTTCACTTTCCATGAGTGCAGACACACATTTGTATCTCTTGGCACTAAGTACGGAATGAGCCAGCCTATCCTGAAAAAGATCACAGGGCATTCCACAACTGATGTGACAGAAGCAGTCTATACCCATGTGGATCTCGACACTCTGAGGGATGAGATCCGCAAGATTCCCATGCTGCAGGACATGTAAAATTGCTTCTCCTTGCTTTAAACGTTACCTCAGTAGCAAGCATAGAAACTAGCAAAGAATCCCATAAACACGAAAAAACCGCATAATCATGCGGTTTTCTTGAAGTCATCAATTTTATCTGTTGTAGAAATTTGTATGCATGGCGAATACGCAAAAATGCTGATATTTATGCGGTTTTACGCACATTCTGCATTTTCCGATAACTGCCGAATTTTACCTGATTTCGTCTCTGTAGCGAGCAAGTAGCAAGCAATCACCATGCTTGCATGGTATATGACATTACCACTGGTAATATCCGAAATCATACAAAAAAAAGGTCAAGGCTGATTGAACCCTTGACCTACGAACAAAAGGAATACCATGACATTCTCATGAAAGGCACATATATTATCTCACAAAATAAAAATGGGTGTACCCATGTTGGATACACCCAGTAATTTTGTTAATGTTCCTCTTCAGATCTGTTCTGCAAAACTTCCACAGCGTCTGTGATGACTTTGGGCATAGGGATTCCCATGAGTCCTGCATTCTCAACGATTGACAGCAACTCATTGGCACTGAAACCAATGACAGCAGCATCACGAACAAACGTTGTTCCCATGAGCATGTCGATCCGTGTGGCAACAAGGATAATCAGAAGTGTGACACCCTTCCGCACAAGACCTTTCCATCCTGCCCTGGATTCCAGTTTGCCATCATCAGTTTTCTTGCTTGTTCCGAAAACTGCAGCAACTAAAATCCCCATGATGTAGTCCACTATCATCAAGATTACCAGCGTAGTCATTCCCTGTGTCCATCCCCCAAATAATTGAGCGATGAACGCTCCGATGATGCCTGTTGTAGTGAAAATAACTTCCTTATTCATAGTTCAGGATCTCCTTTGCTTTCTTCATCCGCTCCTGGTAATCCTGTATGATACCCTTCAATTTTTCAATTTCTGTTTTCAGATCTTCTATATTGTCTTTTTCCGGTATTTCAGTGTCTTCATTCTTATAACATGCCAAAGCAAGAACGTTTGGAATCGGTCTACCAGTGTAGGCATATGCCTTGCCGATGTAAACCAGCTGACTGCTCCCACCACCATCACAAATGAATCCTTCCACAGCACCCATGTCTGCCATGAGATTTGCTACTACCTGTGGAGTGCAGGAATCAGTTGAAACGATGATGTGCCACACACCATCAGCAGTCATGCAGTAGGCTGTCTGTTTGGTGATTGCCAGTTCCTTATCGCCAAGGTTTGTGGATCTCACGTTCATGGATTTGCCATCATGGAATCTGATGGAGTACGGTGTGCATGCAAAGATCACATCCTGTCTGTTCAGATAGAATTTATCACCATATGCCCATCCGCATTCACCGTTCTTTTTCTGATAGAAGACAAGCACACCATGCTTGGGATCTCGGAAAGTGTTGCCAAGAGAATGAATCCCATCCCCTTCTGACATTTCCGTTCCATAATGCGTTCCGTATCCATTTTCACCCATCTCAAAGTAATTGCAGTTGCCCATACCAAGAATCAGCATATCCATGCTGTCATAATTCTTGATGTCCTGCACTGCTCTTTCAGGTACGCTCCCAACAGCCGACATCATGTGCAGCTGTTTGTACTTGCCATATCCCTTGATGATGCTGAATCGGACACCGGAATATTCAATTTCATTCAAACCGATTCCTAAATTCATAGTAGTTCCAAGTCCTTTGTTTATTTCATCTGCGATGTAAGGAAACATGTCAGACAGGTATGGTCCTGGACAGGCTGTTGCTTGCCACCATTTGTGCATCTGAAGGTTTCCTGTTTTGTCACCTGTGTAGTTGATCCGCTTGATGTGATTTCGTTTGCAGATGTCGATACACAGATCGATACACCTACGCAACACAAGACCTGACACCTTCCAGTCCGGTGCAAGAGTAGAGTTTGCACATTCAATGGTCACTGCATGACCATCAATCAGTGCAGATCCTGTTGTCCATGCTCGGTTGGATTCAGCAACATACTGTCCTATCCTGCCGTCTGTGCCTATGCCGTAATTGGCAGATGCCTGACGAGACGGATTGGACATGATCCTGCCAAAGTCTTCCACTGACAGCATTCCTGCAGCATGATGGATGACAATGGTGTCTATGTGCTTGTTCGTCATCTTGGTGTAATTCGGTGACCAGGATTCATAGTTGACTAAAGTACTGTCTGCCATATGTCTCCTTTCTATAGATAAAAGGCACACCATTTCTGATGTGCCTTGTTGTTTAACGCTCTCTAACACGTTTCTAACGCATCTGCGTGTTAGATTTTAGCAAAGTGTTTGCTAATTTTTGCAAAGTAGTTTGCTGATTTGTTTGTTAATAGGTTATTTCCACCCACTCAGCCCGAATCAGCCCACCTAGCGGAAGTGGTGTCACCTAAAGCATCGTATCGCCAACTATGCTTCAGACACGGGCATAGGGCGGGCGGCTCACGGAATCGAACCGTGATTTGAGGACTGCTCATCGCAGAGAACCAACCACCGCTTAGTTACTTAAAGTTCCCTTTACATGTTAATCACTCTGTCGCTTCCAGTACCGCCAACACGAACAAGATTGATTGTACCTGCATCGTAGTCAACCAGAACAAGATCAATTAAAGGAACGTCACTGCTGAATGATTTTGTTGCTGTGATAAAGTACGGAATACCGCCAAGTGTGCCTGTGCTGTCTGTGTGATTATGACCAGCCGCCCAAAAATCTACATGACCAGTGCATTGTGTAAAGGAATATGACACACCATTCAGCGTAATATTTGAATGACTGTTATATGCCTGAACAAGATTACCGCAATTTGAGGCAAACACATATGGCTCGGTCTGATTGGTATCGTTGATAATGTGTAAGAAAATGATAGCGTGTTCCGTATCGTTTTTCTTTAATTCATTTGCCAACCAATCTATCTGCTCCCAGTCATACGCAAGCATAGTGCTATGTTCAATTCCAGTGTCGAGAACATAGCATTTTGCATTATCGCCATCAAATGAGTAGTAGGCTTTCTTGGTGTCTGTGTCGCGGAACATGATTGATGCGATTGTGCTGTCTGTCAACCGCCCTGTGTTGTTCTCACTGCTTGCATCAAGTTTTCCTTGATAGTTTGTATCATGATTTCCTAACACCAATTTGCACCCATCAAGCAAATGATTTGCAATGCCCTTCAAATATCCGAGCCTGTAACATGCTTCATCCATCGTGGTGGAATTGTTCAGCCAATCACCACCGCACACAAGATATGAGCATGGTGTAGAATTGAAGACTTTCTGAACACGTTTGAGATAATTCTCCATACGTGTTTCATTGCGATTATCATCAGCACCGCCTAATACATGTGGATCGGTGAAGAAAGCGAATGATTCAACGTGTGATTTGCCTTTGAACAGTTTCCCATAATTGACTACAGGTGTTTGCCAATCGTATGTGCCTGTATACGGCTCTGCGTTAAAAATGTCGGTTGCCTTCAATGCACTATCATCAGCAAGCGGATATCTTTCAATAACGTTGGGGTTCGGGAAGTATTCTTGATATTCAGTTGCCGTATCTCCGAGTTCAACTTGGAACGGTCTGCCCTCTATGACTTTACTCCATCGCAGATAATAAATATCAACGTTCCATGATACCATTCTGCTTGACAAATCTTGTCTAAAATCCCAACCATAATTAGTAACATCTTCTTTATTTTCGTTATACCCAATCAGAGCCACATTGTTAACACCGACTGGCTGACCGTCTGCTGTACTCATTGTAAACTTCGTGTTTGCAGGGATATACACTGGATAGTAAATACTCGTGTCCTGTCCAACAAGGTTTTTACAATATGATGCAGTCGACATTGTTTCAAAGAGTTTCTTTGAGGCAGGTACAACTTTAATTCTGAATGACCAGTCTGTAGTTTCGACATAACTCCGCATATATGAGACATCATGCTTTAGAGTAAATGAAATAGTAGCCCCCGCTGATACGCTTCCATAACTATGAATGACATTACTTGAATCAAACAGATTTACTGAAAATGATGAAGTTGCCGAATTATTGGTAATTTCTAAGTATGATTCTGCAGGAATAACTGAATCAAAGTAATAATAATTCTGATTACTTCCCGTCTGCACAGTTCTGCTAACCGATTCATCAATACCGAAAATCTGAAATGAATTTTCTTTTGTTTCAGCAGATATATCGCCGTACTCACTTAAATCAACAACTGATTCAACAGTTAGTGTTGCAAAAGGTGTCAGTTGGAAATTGGTACAAATTGCTAGTGTTTTGTAACCCTTATATGTTACATATTCCAATGTGAACGAGGTCGTCGTACCTCCTTTATCGATATACCTACCAGTTGTTCCGTCAGCGACATCAGCGATATTAGCAGTCATCAAAAGCAATCGGCATCGGTTCTGTGTGCCTGTGATGTTTACATTTATTGGCGATTTATTTGGAATCTGTGTCAAATCTACAAGTACTATTTGACAATTCGCTCTCGTCCCAATAAATGCACCGTCATCGACATATAATCCTTCTTTTACTACTACAGGCTGTGTTTCAAACTGTAAAGAGCGCTTTAAGTTTGTAAGATCATCCTGTGCAGTGTCCATTTCACCCTCAAGTGTAGTGGCTCTGCCCTGAAGGTCTGTAATATCCTCTGTATTCTGTTCAATCTGTTCGCTCAGTCCGCTGATGCTTTCGGCTGACTGTTCAGCAGATTCCTTTGCCTGGATTGCATCATCCTTTGCCTGAATGGCATCGTCCTTTGCCAGTTCTGCAGCTTCTGCACTCCTTGCTGCTGCAGCTGCCTGTTCAGCAGCACCTGAGATGTACGGAGCAAGTTCAGAGTCAGAAACATTTGTATCATCCTGCAGTCCTGCTCTCTCAACAGCAAGCATGAAGTTGGCAGATCCAATTCTATGGTCATCTCCATCTTTCAAGAGAATTTCCATTCTTGTCATGCCAGGAACGGCAGCCATCTGCAACTGGATATAGAAAGTGACCGTGTTTCCGCTCACACTGCCGATGTCAGTCAGTGCATATGAAAAACCCTTCTTGTCCGGTTTTGTGCCTTCGATATAGATGGTGTAGGATGACACATCAATGTCCGTTCCACCGTCTTTCAGTTTAACTTCGATCTGACGGATATTGTCATCGTACTGAGAGCAGTGGACTGTCTGCATCTGAGAGAATGACGGATTCAGATCAATTGTGATTGTCTGTGGTGTTAAACTCATAATAAGTTTCCCCTTTCTTGTTACATGACTGCATACAATGCGTAGTACACATCGTATGTAGTTGATGATGGCGAAAGTGTAATTTTGAGATTCGTTGTATCGTTTGTGATAGTGACTCCTGCGTTTGTCGATGCTGCAAGATTCTGTCTCGCAAACGTTGTTCCTGTGTTAAATATCTGAATCGTTCTGTATCCTCTGACTGCTCCTGAACTGGCAGTGACTTCACCAGTCATTAGCAGATAGAGGCTATGTGTGGACACATCCAACACAACAGAATCGCCATCAGTACCACTCAGGAATCCTGCATCCATCTGCTCCATTGAATCGACAGCACTGGAAAAGTAATCAGATGCTCTGCCGTAAAGTAATCGTCTTTCACTCATGACAGCACCTCTCCCTGGACTGTATCGATGTTCTCGGTAATGTGCTGAATACCGGAGAACGTGTGATTAAGGATATATGAATTGATGACTGTTCCATCTGCAGCAGTGAATGTGATTGCATCACCACACTGCAGGAAGGGAAGTCCTCTGATGTCCATGTCAATTGGTGTGAAGTGGATGTCAGCATACGGCAGGAAGAATGTGTCGAGCATGTACTCGATGATGGATGATTTGGTCTCATATGCACCCATCTGAACAAACTCTGTTCCATTGTATGCGTACCAGTTTCCACTGTAGATGTAGTACAGTGTAGGATCTGTCATCTTACTAACAGCAGACACTGACTTCACTCTCAGTTTGATGTTTTTGAACAGACCATTGTCTGTCATGTCATATACACTGCCATCAGGATTCCAAACGTACTCCCCTTCATGGTCTCCCTTGCCATCAGTCCAGCAGTACTTGATACTGCCGATATCAGCGATATCGTATTCATCCCACCATGCCTGTCCTTCAACATCTGATGCGGTTAATGGATAGGAATTGGAGTTGTTGAGTCGGATGATTGTTCCTGTGCCATCCCTGTTCTGCCTGTTGAATCCTGCGTGTAATTCAGCAAAGCCGGTAGCGAGTTCAGAGGCATCGTAGGAATTCACAAAGGAATACAAATCCCCATACGTTCTTGATGTTGTGTGCAGTGTAGAGTTGATGGACAGATATAATTCCATCGAATTGATCGTAGGAACATGCTCTGTAACTATCAGTGCTGTGTACGGATAGAACGTTCCGTAGTTTTGAATCAGTTCTTCTGTATATGATCCTGACCCACCTGAGTACTGAATCCTGTACAGTTTCAATCCAATCGAGATGGGATATAAAAACCATGTTCTGTTGGAACGATTCACATACGGATACATCCGTTCCATGGTTTCAGCACCAAGATACCAAAAAGCATCTTTTGTACCGGATGTACTGGTTATTTGATTACTATTGGTCTTGAAAGCTGCGTATGCTCGGATCTCATCTACATCGTTGACACTTGACCAATCATAAGTGTTCATAATCTGATCAATTTGGTCAACATAGGAAGAATCGTATGTTGCTGATAAGGAGTACAAACAATCTGACACATCCTTGGAAGAAGCAGTAGTTCTGTCCAATCTCACAAAGTACCTGTAATTACCGGAATAACCAAGTGTATAATCACCAGTATTGTGGCTAGTACTGCGGTAATTTGTTAACGAACAGAACTCAGAATCGGTGTATTCTCTGCTAAACCCAAACATTGAGTCCAACAGGTTATGTGCATTCGGTTCATAATTCGCATCGGTTGTCCTCATGATACGTAGTTTGTTCTTTTCCACTTGTGGCATGATCTCATCATTCGTATCACTCGTTCTGCTCGTTGCCTGTACCTGTCTGTGTGCCATGTTCTCATGGTTTCTCGGACAGGATGTGACAGTGAATCGCCCATACGGCAGATCGAATGTCCGGACATTTGTAGGATCTTCCGGAAGAATGTACTCATATGTCAGTTTGACATCGATCACCTTGCCAAGAATGTTCCCTACACCAACCGTCTCAAATGACACAGTGCTTGCTTCTGCATTGCCAAACCTGAACACATCAGACGAGCATACCGATTCATTGAATGACAGTGACTCATACACGATCTGTTCGTTCGTGATATCAGGTGTATTGTCAAAAGGAAAGGATACAGTTACCTGTACCCTTTTATACCCATTCCTGATCACATTGATCTGTTCATCCGTTAGTGTAAGCATCAGATCTCCTCTAGTGTAATGGCAAGTGCTTCAATACCACCCCTTGCCTTTGGATTCAGCACAGGAGTCATGTTGATCATCATTTTCTTGCCAACATCAAGCCTGTTGCGGTTTACGATGTACAGACCAGTCACAGTGTAGAAATTCTCTTCCTGTGACCGTACCGCATCCAGTTCCTGCATAAAATTGTAATAATCAGTCAGTGAGTCAAACACCATTGTGAATGACCCACTGATCTTTGTTCTGAATGTTGTGGAATGAGTTACCCCATTCGCATCCTGCCATGATTCACTGACAGGCTGTTCGTTCATGATGTATGTCGGCAAGAGGATGTTTCGTGTGTAGTCTTTATAGCCAAGTGTAAATAACTCCATATCCCTTACCTCTTCTTGAACGGACTGTATCCCTTGTTGCGTGTGAAGTTGTTGACCTCAGTACGTACCACCTTGAACATGTTCTTGGTGTCTTCAGCCAAAACAACATTGACCTGAATGTTTCCATCCAAAGCCAACTGTCCAAGCGAATTCGTCACAGCATGGGATACGCTGTCCGCAATGTCTTTTGTTGATACATTGTTCTGAACAGATGCCGTCAGTGACTGGTTTGCTATTGTACCAAGCCTTGCCATAGAATCAGCAACTTCTGCAGCTTTGGCATGGTAGGTGTCAACAAGACCATTGATCTGTTCCTCTGCTATCCACTGAGTGAATTTAGATGGAGAGTGTACCTGTGTGGTAGTCTGCAGTGCGCTGTTGGTCTTAGTACCAAGTTCTGCTGCAAGAGCAGTGACCTCGCCCATCCTTTCTCTCAGTTTATCGATCATGCCCTGGATCCAGTTGGACAGAGTGCTTGAGCCGTTTGTATATGATAGTGTTCCGGACACTGCACTGTCTGATTCAGTAGCCATAGTGTCAGCTGCTGTTACTACTCCAGGTGTACCTTCCTCAATGCCTGACTGAGTACCGCCTGTATAGTCAGTTCCATGCTCTTTGCCGTTGTCTTCATTCAGTTTATCTTCAACAGCCTGATCAGCATCATTGACCATGTTCTCTGCTGATGTTGTTACTTCAGCACTGCCTGTTGTGATACCTGTGCTGATGCCAGTGTCAATGCTCTGTCCTGCTGCAGGAGCATCTGTTGTTGCTGCAGTATTGACAGTTTCGGTTACTGTTTTCACAGCAAGATATGCCTGTTTCTGCGTTTCATCACCATTGAAGCCAATGTAGAATTTCGCATCATCAGATGACATATCTGTTGCCAACTGCCTTGCTGTGGCTAAGATCTCGTCAGCCGACTCTCTAGTTTGTATAGCTGCTTCATGGTTGCCTGCATTGGACTGCTCAACATACCTTGCCATCATGGTGTTGTATTCTTCAAGGTATGCTTGCATCATAGCTGCACTGGACATCATGCTCTGATCTACAGTGCTTGTGCCTTCAGCTGCCATTTTGTACAGATCCGCAAGACTGCCTTCCTGTGCTTTGTTCATATTGTCCAAAGCAGTGAAGTAGTTATCCTGTGCTGTGAACAGATTGGATTGTGCAGTGTCTACTGTTTCCTGATAAGATCTACTGATGTCTGTTTGGAAGACTTCAGTGTGCTTCAGGAAGTCCAACTGATCCTGCTCTGACATCTTGAGGAATGTTTCCTGCGATAAAGATGTCTGTTCAAAGATGCTTGCATAATCACCGCTCTTGTACCTGTCGAGCATCTTATCCCAGTAAGCACTCTGCTCCATCAGGGCATCTTTGTATCCCTGTTGTGCTTCAGCCTGTTGTTTCAGGGATTCAGTGTACTGATCCATGAATGTTGCCATCAGTGCCTGTCGAGCCTGTTCATCTGCAGCTTCTTTGATAGTCTGCTTCAGACCCTGATAGTGCTGAATCGTACCGTCAATCAGTTCGTACTCAACACCAGTAGCATCTGACAGTTTGCCAAGGATCATCTCTACTCGGTCTTGATATGACTTTTTGACTTCACCGTTGGCATCAACGTATTTATCAAGTTCACTGAGAAGTAATCCGACATCTCTCCTCTCATTGAAGATCGATGTGACTTCCTCGTTTGTTTTGTCTGTTGTTTCCTGGATGGATTTGGCAAGATTTTCCTGCGTTTTCTTCAGTTGGCTTGCTGTCGGATCGAATGTCTTGAACGCACGTTCAGCATCACCAATGGACATGACACATGCACCGAGTGCAAGTACCAAACCACCGATTACCAGTGTGGCAGGACTCACCGCTGTCATGAAAGTCATGAATGCTGCTTTTGCAGCGAGGATTGCACCTTTGACCAGAGCAAAGGCTTTGACAATCGCATCGAGTTTTACAATAGCCATTACGGCATATTTAGCACCATAAACTCCTGCAAGAGTACCAAGCAGTGTCTTGGCAAGTTCAATCGCCTGTGGAACATGATCCATGCCCCAATTGATTACATCGCTGATTTCTTCGCCGATATCTTTGATCTTCTTTTGGAAGTTCTCGTCCTGCAGCAGATTGGTGAGTGACTGTGTCACCCTTCTCAGAGCAGGCTGAACCTCATCGAACAACTGTACCTTCAGTTCTTCAAAGTTGTTTGTCAGAACCTTGGCATCACCAGTTAAGTTGTCCAGTTTGTGTTCACTGATTTCTGCTACAACACCATTTGCATCGGCAACAGCATCGTGAAGTTCACGGAATTCTTCTTCAGACATGTTGAGGATCGCTGACAGACCAGTGATTGCTCTCTGACCGCCAATTGTGTACAGAATTGTACTGCGCTCCTCATCGTTCAGTCCTTTCATGCCATTACGCAGATCGGTGACGATGTCATAGAAGGATCTTGCATTACCTTCTGCATCATAGAATGCACCACCAATGCTCTCAAACGTTGTCCTTGCATCGGATACGTTGGTAGCAAGACGAGTGATCGTTGTTCTCAGTGCAGTACCAGCCATTGAACCTTTGACACCCTGTGAAGCCATAGCACCAAGGGCAGCTGCGAGATCTTCGATTTCAAAACCAAATGATCCTGCGACCGCACCAGCGTACTTCAGTGCTTCACCCATGTCGGTTACATCAGTGTTCGTACTGATGGCTGTCTTGGCAAGAACATCAGCAAACCTTGATGCATCTTCTGCTCCCATACCGAATTCATGCAGACCATCAACAACAATGTTTGCCATCTCATCGAATGACTCACCTGTTGCCTGTGTTAACTGCAGGATTGGTGCAATAGCAGCCTTGGTTTCATCTAATGAATAACCAGCAAGAGCAAGAGCCGTTGCGGATTCAGCAATCTCTGTTGCGGAGTATGCCGACTGTGTACCAAGTTCTCTGAAGTATCCGGACAGTTCTTCAATCTGTCCTGCTTCAAGTGCATCACCATACAGTGCTTCAAGAGAAGCCATGGAGTACTCAAACGCAGTACCTGATTCCCACACTGCAGAAGCAAACTGCTTGATTGCCTGTAATGCTCTGCGGATACCTCGTTCAATGAGATTACCCAAAGCAACAGTCCAGGCATTGATCTTGTCTTTTGTGCCATCAAGCAGTGCCTGATGTTCCTGCTGTTGTTTATCGAATTCTTCCTGTTCTTTGCGAGTACGGTATGTGCCGTCCTTCAGTTTGCCATATGCTTCTGTTGCTTTATCCACTTCCTGCTGTGTTTTGCCGATGGACGCAGCCAGTTTGACCATTGAAGCGTGTGTAGGATCTACACCCTGTTCCTTCAAATTGTTGTACTGCTGTCGCATCTTGTTCAATGCGTCTGTGCCTGACTTGATTTCCTGATCAAGAAGGCTCATAGCATCGCCTTTGGTAAACACACCTGAACTCAAAGCATCATCCAACAGTTTTGCACTGTTGGCACACTTTCTGAAGTTCTCGATAACCTTGGGAAGATCCGCAGATCCTGCCATGTATTTCTGAAGTTCAAACTGTGCATTCTCAGTTGCTTCTTTCATCTTGTCCATTTCGGCTGCAAGTTTGATCATTCTAGGATCAAGATGATCGAGTTCTTTGGAGTTCTTCTGATATGTTTCGTAAAGTGTGACGAATGCCGTGTCTGCTTCATTGACACGCTTCATCAGGACTTCCATCACATCACTGGATTTATAGAACTCTGTGTTGATGGCATGCTCAAGGTCTTTGACTTCAGTACCAAGAGTGGCAAACTCCTGTCTCGCATCACGGATGGCTTTAGTTAATTTGACTGTATTACCGGATATGTCAATGACAACACCCTTAGTCATTTCAGCTGCCATGCAATCACCATCCTTTCATAGGCATTTATGATCTAGCAAAAGCGTTGATATCAGACTGTGTGGCTTCTCTGCCCCTACGCTGAAGTTTCTCTTCTTTTGCTTGTACTTTCTCTGTTAGGTCAGCCTTCGCTGATAATAAGGAAAGAAGCGTGCCTATCTTGTAACGTTCAACATCACGCATCGTCAGTCCAAGATTAAGGCACGCTAGTATGTAGGTTTGGACAGTTAACCTTTCGTTACTGTCTTTTTTTTAGTGGTTTTCTTCGGTGCTTCTGCCTTTTCATCGAGGTTATCACCTGTTGCTGACATCAGATCCATCAGAATGCCCATAACAGCCTCGATGGACTCAGCTGTGATAAGATCTCCAGGTTTGAGCAGATTCGTCAGGAATGTCTTGTAATCTCTGAATGTCTCAGGATTTGCAGTCTTGATGAATGCATAAGTCAAAGCAGACATATCCCTTGCATTGATCGGAAAGCCACTTCTTCTTGCATAACCGGAAAGAACACGATTGTAGATGTCAAAGAGATCTACTCCTACATCATCGAGCAGGATCATCATGGTCAGTCCGTTGCCAGTCATCGGATACGTTTTGTCATTGATTTTGATATCAGCAAACATATGTTTTCCCCCTTATGTGATTGCATTAAGGCTTAACAGTCGGAATTGTCGGAGCAGCTGTGAAGAATGTAGCGTAGTTGTCATCATCAGATTCGGCAACAAGTTTGAATACCTGTTTACCGGATGCCAGTGTTTCTCCTGCACAGTTGATGTTGATCGTAACTGTTCCAGGTTCAACTGACTCTTCAACAGTGCTGTGTTCAATATCGCCTTCAGAAGCAGTGCAGTTGTACAGGCAGAATCTACGCTGTGCTTCATCTGTTTCTACTGCGAACAGCAGAGCAAATGCAGTGCTGTTAGCATCAGATGTCTGCATATATCCACCATCTGTTGCTTCTTTGTATGCGAGATATGTGGTCATGAACTCTCTTGTCAGATCAGCCATTTCCAGTTCACCTGTCAGGGATGTGGTAACAGCAGATGTCCAGTACTTGATATTATCTGCATAGAAGTCAGCAGCTTCAGCAGAATTTTCAATGGACAGGCTGACGCTGCCTGGCAGACTGACAGGGGCAGAGTATGTGACCGCATTTGAAGCCACAGTACGTCTAGCGATCATGACGTGAGAAAGTCCGAAAAATACTTTGCTCATATGTGTACCTTTCCTTTCAAAAAGAAAGAGCAACCTAAAGTTGCCCTCACTTTGTAGCCTTGTCGATTACTTGTTCGACGGCTAATGAATATTTGTCTACCATTTCCTTTTCCGTTGCATCCCACATCTTGTAGTAGGAAGTAGTCTTGTTTGAATCGACTTTCGGATTAGATCCGGTAGGATGTCTGTGATGGATGTCATATCCACCCTCTTTCACCCACTGATTGTGGACATAATGCCCATCTTCCAACAGGTGAGATAATTGGTATTGCTTATTCCAAAGTTTGCATCCATACCCATCAAGGACATCCCTGTAGGGCAGGACTTTGTACGAATTACGATATTTACCTTTTCGCTTCGGAGTCTTAGGTTTGATGAATGTTCTGCCTTCTTTGCAGATACGCTCTGCTTCGTTAGCACAGCCTTCATTGATCTTGATTACAAACTCACTCATGATGGCATCCCACTGGTCTACAACACCCCTAGCCAGCTTGTTGCCGTTATTGCGATCAGCCATACATCAAAGTAATGCCGTATTCGGTATTCCATAACTGGACATCACTATCCCAATCACGCTCCTTGGAGTACGGGATACCCACACTCCTCAGATACGCTTCAAGTTTCATCTCTGCTTCATCACGCTGATGACTTTTACTGTCATTTGCCTGATAGGACAGGAGATGGATATTTGTGGGAACACGATGCTTATAGATCCAGTTGTCTGCATGCATTGTGGCATCCCCAAAACCAACAAGCACGATGTATGGAAGAGTAGCATCTTCATCTGCTCTTTCCACATACACACCGCAATTCATGTAGTTCTGAAGATCCATCCGCAGTTCATCAATATTCATCTGTTTCATAGAGAATCGTTGACCTCTGCAGCGCCAGTTTGTAGAACGGCGGTCTATACCAGTCACGGAAATCGATGTAACGGATAACGTACTGAACACCGTCAATCACAGCGATGTCCATAGGTTTGATCTCAATCCCTGTCGGAATCGGAACACCTATCACACGCTCAATAGTGGTGTTGTTCTGTTCTGCCTGAAGGTATCGGTCAAAGCGTAAGGTTTCTCTGCTGAAATACAGATCTGCCTTCTCTTCCTCAAGCACACGTTCATGTGCTGAGTAGATCTTGACCTTGCCATCATTGAAGCATTTCTGAACATCTCGGAGATTGCTGTTGTCATACGTTTTGTTACTGGAGAGCATCAGGAATCACCTTCACTTCTCTGTTGGTATGACAGCACCTTGCCTTGATGCTGAAGTGACAGAAGTTCTGCCCTGTAGTTTATTTCGTAATCGTCCAATGCCTTTTCGTTGGCATAGAAAACTCTGGAAAGAAGAAGATCCCTAGCAAGGTAATCTGCCTTACACAGAGGATCTTCTTCTGTAGCCATATCATCGGTGAAATGGAGTGTATGACCATAGATTGCTTCAAGACGATTTGCGGATGTCTGAATGAACATCTGCAGCTGTTCGTCTTTTGCTGAGTCAGTCCATGTAATGTTGAGGTAGGCACGAGCCTGACTCAGGAGAATCTCTAACTGTTCATTAGTGAGTGCCATACCTTAACCCCCATTAGATGCTCAGTGTAGCAGTCGGAACAACAGCAACACGGAGACCGCTGATGTCAGCATAGATGAATGAACCGTTGTCCATCGGTGTACCGTAGGCAACGAGTCTTGCCTTGTAAGTTCTGACGTCAGCAAGGAAATTGTAATGATCACTATACTGGATCTTTCCTTCTTTGCCGAAACCTACAGTAGCAAAATACCTTCTGCAAAGACCGAATACTGCTTTGCCTTCAGGAACTTTTGTGGACTGGATGATGTTCAGCGGAAGATTTGTCTTCTTGATCTGACCATCGAAATCTGTGTAGTACACAGCAGGATAAACCTTTGTCCAGTAGGTGATCGGATTGACGATCATGTCGATCGTATCAATCTCACGCTGACCGTTGTTGCACAGTCTTGCAGCAATCAGACCAACGTTCTGTGTGTCAAGAGCATTGACAGACAGAGCAGTCTTTGTCACAGCAGGAACAGTCTGATTCTCGACATCGATTTCCTTGATCATACCAACAGGCATCTTCTGACCAGTACCATTGATAATTGCATCCTCAAGTTTGCGAGCGATGATTTCAGCCAGGTACTGAACAGCGAACTGGTCGAGCCATGTCAGACCAAGTTCGATCATGGTAATCGGAACAGGAATCCATACAGACAGTTTGAACTGACTGAAGGAAACCTTTGCGAATGCTGCAGCTGCTTCTGTGGAAACAGCATCATTCAGATCACCCCAACCACCAGCGTAGTCGAGATTCTTGGAGATGATCCATTCTGTCACACCCTTACTGTCAACAAAGTTGATGCGGTTCAGGAGTTCATGACCGACTTTCATCTCTTCAAACGCACGATTCTCAACTGTAACAGGGAGTGCAATAGTTGTGTTTGTCATAGCACCCTGTGCCATCTGAATCAGTGTGTTATAGAACTTTGTCTCTTCAGTTGTGAGACCATGGATTCCTCTTGCAGCGAGGATCTGAGCATCTGTTTCACCATTCAGCTGGTTGTACATTGCCATAACTTTCTGTTCAGCAACTTCAGAAGCGGATGCGTTCATCATTTTGATCGCTTCGTCAAGGAACTGATCTGTATTTCCATCCTTGATAAGAGCGTTCATTTTTTCTTTAGAAGCGTTAATTACTTCAGGAGTCATATTCCTCTTTCCTTTCTACTTGACATTGAAAAAAGCCTGGAGAGCATTGCGTTTAACTTCAGCAACCGCTGCCTTGGCTTCATCTTTCGTCATAGTGTGTGTTTCTTCAGGAGCATCCATCTCAGTTTCGTTGACTGCTTCTGCTTCGTTGACTACCTCTGCTTTCGCTTCGTTGGCTGTCTCTGCGTCTGCTGTCTCTTCTGCAAGGAGATCCTTGATTGACTGTTTTATAGAAGCGAACTGTTTCAGTTTGCTGCTATACATGTTTACTGTGCTGTCGATTGCCTCTTCAGCGTTTGTCTGTGTCTGCTCGGTGTCTTCCACCACATTGGTACACAGACCAAAAGAAAAGGCTTCTTCAGCCGTTAAATAGGTCTCAGCATCGAGCATCGCCTTCAGATCATCTCTTGTTCCGTTAAACTTGCTCATGTATGCTTCGATCATCGGTTCAGCAATCTTGTCCAACTGATCAGCCATTGCTCTCAGTTCGTTTGCATTGCCTACTGTATATGTCCATGGATTGTGAATCATCAGCATGGATGACTTCGGCATGTTGATGGAATTACCTGCCATTGCGATAACAGATGCAATGGAGCAAGCGAATCCATCAATCCATACCCTCTTGTAGGCTCTGTTCCGTTTCAGGATGTTGTAGATTGCCACACCCTCAAATACATCTCCACCTGGAGAATTGATATAAATGTCAATAATTGATGCGTTTTTGTTGTCTTTGAGTATCTTCTCAAGATCCTCGACATTGGCTACCGCATCATCAGCCTTTTCATCGTCATCCCACCAAGATTTACTCCGAATGTTGTTGTAGATCTTGATTGTGACCGTGTTGCCTTCAGCCTTAATCCGCATAGTCTACCTTGCCCCCTGGATTAATAACATTGTCAGGATCTTGGATATAATCGCCGACAATCGCATAGTTTCGTGTGATCCAATGTACGTCACCAATTGCAGGATCGATAGGTGTCTCGCCAAGCTGCTTACGAACCTCATTGATCGTGTATACACCGGAAGAAATAATCTTGTTCACGGCAGTACTGATTGTCATGAAGTCATAGTGTCTGCAGTTCTTGGTATCCATCAAACAGCGTGTACCATCTAGATATGCCGTCTTGCCATAGTACTTTCTGTTGATGGACTGAGTGATCATGTCTGCAATAGGATCGATACAGAATGTCAGGAAATGCTCCAAATCGTCTGCTTCGTATTTGCCAAGCATGACCGAGTTGGGAATATTAAAAGCAAGACCAACCTTGCTGATTGCATCGTCCATTGCGGACTCGACAGCCTTGTTCGCTGTTGATGCATTCTGTCCTAAGTCAGATCCTGCTGATACCTGATTCAGTTTCATTCCTGCGTATAATGGCAGGACTGCATTGTCACCTTCAATGAAAGCCTTGAACTGCTCGTCCAAGATGTTCTGCATGTTGGCTTCAAAATTCGGATCGTTCATGGCAGTGTCTTCCATTGACAGCACATACTTCTGTCTGTATGTTCCTGCCTTCTCGGCATTGTTCACCAAGTACTTGAACATCTGCATCATTTCAGAAAAGATGGACTCTAACTGTTCATTGCCATACTTGATATAGATTGCTTTGTGACCGCCAAACGTGCCTGTCAGCTGGTATCCGCTATCGCCATAGATGTCTACCACAACATTTTGGAATCCAGTCTGAACGAGTACTTTCTCATCCCTATTCCATTCTGTCGCAACATACATTGCTTCTTTCGTCTGTCCGATATTGTCCAACAGGACAATCAGAGCGTCATGTGTCGGACTGAATATCAGCTGCCTGACCAACTGCTTTCGGAACTCTGCAGCTGTCTGATTTGGGTTTGGCTCAACATTGAGCATGTACCAAAAATCGCCCTCTTTTTCCTCACCGTTGCGGTACGTCTTGAAATCGCAGCGTGACAGAATCGCACCTATATGCTCTGCCACTACTGACAAAGCATAGCGGTATGCCCACAGGTTTTTGTACACTTCAATGTCGCTGATACTTATCCCATTCAGACTGACTACCTTACCTGTCTCGTCATCGACACCAAACAGGTAATCAAGGAAGTCCTTAAAGATTGACATACCTCTCCTTTCCGTAGATCAGAGTCAGTATGTGCGAACTCTGAACACTTTTTTGTCGTATTTCCGTGCTTCAATCAGTTCCGGTTCACAGGTCATGGCATGCACCAAACTCATGAACGGATCTGTCTTTCTTGATTTAGGTTCTATCTTGGCATATAGCTGGTTGCCAAGATCGTTTGAACCTGTGCTTTTTGGATGCCACTGGACAACTTTTGTGTTATTCGTTGCCCACCGCAGCATAGGATTGTCACCCCATACAAACTTATCGTTCAGGAAGTAACTGGATATCAAAGGAACTGCCCTTGCTATGTCAGAAGGTCTGACCAGTTTGAGATTGCCCATGTCCTTTGAGAATCCCATATCCTTCAGAACAGATGAAAAAAGTGCATATCGGAAATCGTCTATGCACACCTTTTTCACGTTGTATGTGTGTTTCAGCATATCTATATAACCACCAATGCATTCAGGGGGAATTTCGATATCATCTACCAATGTGACGATACCCATGTCTACCCATCTCGGTAGTTCCTCTCTGATCTTGATTCTGCCCAAGTCTTTCGATTCAAGGCAGACCCATGTGTGGTTCAGAACGTATATTTCGCCATCCTTTTTGAAGATCGCACTAACTGACTCAAAGTCTGTGGTTTTGGACGTGTCCATACCCACAATGCACTGGCATCCTGCAAGGCTGTCATAGTCTATCGGTCGGTTAGTGTTTTTGATGTGTTCGTATTCAGTTACCGCCTGATCTCCTGCGATGTCCGGTACATTCATTCGTTTTGCCATGAATTCCGGAAGTGTGGCAGGACTCTGTTTCCACTTTACATATTCGTTACGGATCTCAGCCATAAGGTCAGGCATATAAGGTAAGGAAGGATTTGCCTTCACCCAGTTGGATTCATCATGGACTTCCTTCTTGTCATCCAGTCGACACAGGAACGGCAGGAAACCATTGTCCTCTTCTCCGTTCAAGATTGCCATAGCCGATTCAAGTTCCTGGTCAAGCACTCCTTCACGGACATTTCCGTTTGTAGTGACATAGATGGAACGAGGATTGGCTTTCTTACCCAAGCCAGTAGTGAATACGTTGATGTTGGCATAGGACTCATAAGCATGGATCTCATTCAGAATGATGCATCCTGATCTCAGACCGTCCTTACCTTTCGGATTGTTGGTGTGTCCTTTGATCTGACCGCCATTCTCAAGACCTCTGACCAAAATCGTTGTCCAGTAGAAACTGTTCTTGTTTGCTACCTTGTACTCAGGTTTGTTCAGGAAGTCTATCGCATCTTTGACAGGTCTCAATGCCTGGTCTTCGTTGTTTGCACAGATATCTACGTCATATTTGGGAACAGGATTGTTTTTGGACGTAAAGCACAGAGACATCCATGCTATCAATCCGTCTTTTCCTGCACCTCTGCCAATCATCAGCAGAGAGTGATTCCATCTTGGTCGGTTATCTGATTTCTTGTAAGCACACATCAACAGACAGCCAATGCACAATTCCCATGGCATCAGCGATGGGAACATGGCTTCACCTATCGCTTTGTAGGCTTGCCACTGCTCTTCGTTGATATAGACATCACCCTTTGCAAAGGCTTTGCGTACCAAAGCTGCAAACAGGTGCATCGTCTCGCATGCTTTCGGATTATCCGTCTCTATTGAGACAAGATACTGTTCGATATCAGAGTTACCGCAGATCTGTTTACCAAGTCTTCTTGACATCGGTATTTACTACCAAATGCTCTGTCCTGTCCTCGATAAACTGTGCAGTTTTCAAAAAGGATGTTTGGTTTTTGATGTACATTGCGATAACAGGATTTGCGATCATCCGTCCGCTTTTGACATCTTCCACCAGTTCGTTTTCCTGCAGTTCAAGCCATAGTTTGTCATTGATCTGTTTGTGCCTTTTGAACTCGACCACTGCTTGCAGCAGAACTGGATCGTTTCTCAGCACAGGATCCTTGTCGATGGCTTCTTCCCACTGGACGATTTTCTCATCCATGTTGGCATTCTTGATAGCTGCTCTTACCATGTCTTCCCCCTAATCCCATCTTTCATCCGTTGTGAAACCGGAATCATGCTCTTTCCTGTTTTTCGGTCTGTGCGTGTCTCTGTGAATGTATTCGTGACAGGCAGTACACAGACTGTACAGGTTTCTCCTACGCTCTCCATTGATGTAAACGTACTTGCTATATGTCCACTGCGGAAAGTCCTCAACATGGTAATGGTGATGGACTAACACTGCAGGAGTACGTTTCCGGACAGCGTATGGATCAGGCATGTAGTTCCCTAGACAACGTTGGCAGAGGTACTTATCATCCTTAAGAACCTTCGCCCTTACCCTTGCCCATAGTTTGCCTTTGTATGGTTTATTGCGTTGTTCACTCATTTGCTTCTCCTAAAAAGTGGGTTTTAAGGCGAACTCTCCCACAAGTTTTCGTGTGCAGGAGGAAAACGAGCATCACACGCAAAAAAGCAGAGGTGGATGAGTCCTCTGCCTTACCTTTGTCATTTATTGACATTAGCACAATAGCACGGAAACCAGGGGAATGGGTGGACATGTTTGCGTACATGTGCGTATTTGCTCCATTGTCGATAGCCCCCGCACCGTTCCCCCTTAAGAGCCGGGGTATGCCTGGCAAAAACAAGGTATAGCCATGCATGCATATGGCTATATATTTTTACATTTTAGGCTATTTGTATAAATTTTTCTTTTTTGACTTTTGTGCATGTTTGTCAAAATAATTCAGTACCCGCTGCAGTCAATCATGCATGAATGTATTTTTATCTTTTGACGGCATTTGTATAAATTCATTCATGCATGTTTAGTAAACATTGTGTTTAGCATTACGTTACATCATGCAAGCATGAATATGTGCGTTTTTATGTACACGTCATGTATGCATGGTTACTAAACTTTCGGTTAAGTTTTATCAAACCGTCATTCATGCATGTTTCCCTTTTGTGATATTCCTGGATTTTGTCACAAGTATTCATGCATGTTTTCATCTTGTGAAAGAATCGGATTTATTAACTAGTATGCAAGCATGAACGTTTCATAATTCTAAACAATTTGTTTACATTACATTCATGCATGGTTGCGTCCTGAATGCTGATGTCTGTCTGTCTGTCTGTCTGTCTGTCTGTCTGTCTGTCTGTCTGTCTGTCTGTCATGGCTTTGAGCGTTTCCGCACCATTTCCCACCCGCTGCAGGTGGGTTTTTGAAATCGCTATATATAAGGATACAAAAACAGGATCCAAAAATATTTTTGGAAAATGTGCAAAAAAGTGTTGACAAGCGCTTGACTTTGAATTACTTTATGGGTGTCAAGACAAGCGCTTGACAGAAATGAGAGGAAAAGAAACCATGACATTCAAAAACCCCATCAATAAAGAACTGTTCTCAAAAGATTTGGAAACAATCACAAACGTAGTTCACAACTATATTGACACGCTGTCAAATAAGGAATTAACCGAAATGTATCACTACATGCTTGTTACAAACCACAATGACAAAATGCTCGATATGATTTCATTGAGTACAAGCGTCCTGATGAACCCGTTCTGTATGGCTCGCATCAAAAAAGCGCATGATGAAATCAAAGAAAACCCGCTGTCAACGAATACAATGATTTGTGTGAAATGTTTCGCTGAAAAGCAACTGAAACGCTTTACTAATCAAAACGCTAAGCAGATGTTTTGCCACATTGCACTAACTTATAAAGTGTACCCTGTAAGCGTCATTCCTTGGCTGAATGTTTACATTTTCCGCCTTGAGTCTTTCGGGGATCTTGCAAACGTGACACAAGCGATAAACTATCTTAACATTGTTCGTAAAAACCCGCATGTATCCATGTTCTCATTATGGACAAAAAACCCTAATATCTTGGCTCAGGCATTCAAAGAAACTGGATATGAAAAGCCATCAAATATGAACGTCATTCATAGTAGCCTATACATCAATGTATGTGATGATAGCACATGGAAAAAGTACACCGTAAAAGGTGTCCGCATGATTGACAAGGTGTTTACAGTCTACACCAAAGAATACGCGGAACTGCATAATATCGCAATCAATTGCGGCGCAAATCATTGCTTTACATGCCGTTTGTGCTACAAAAAAGACACCGTTCAATACATCAACGAACTGCTGAAATAATGCCAATATCCATACTATCAGGTATGGATAAAAGCCATAGAACAAAAAGAAGATCCATGGCTTTTATCTGTAAATGATACAGAAGAAAGAAGGGAAACCATGAAAGACACACTGTACATCTGTACTGAAAATGATGAACTGTACACACTTGCGAAACTGAAAAATGAATTCAATGCCTATGGTGAAGAAGACATGACTTTTGATGAATTCATGGACGCAGCCACAGACATGGGCGGTAGTTTGCGTGAGATCCAGTCTGTCAGGCATTACCTGTATTACATCAACTACAGTATCGAAACAGATACCGACTGTATCACCGTATCACTTGACACGGCATCGGCAAATGGCCAGTTATTTTGAAATCTTAGAATCAATTTGAAAGGGGTATATCATGACAAACGAACAGAAAAACGAACTGATGAACCGACTCGCAAACATGAGAACAGCATTCTTAGAACTGAGCGAAACACTGAACACACCGACAGAGTCCGGAACTATTTACACTGAGATTGAAAATCAATTCAATAACTCGTATCCATTCAGTGACTCATTTGATGAAACTACTGTTGATGTCTACTACTGGACAAACAGCATTATCAGCCATCTCATAAAATCCGAATAGCAGCAAACAGGGGATAATCCCCTACTCCAGGTAGCAAGATCCTTGCTATTTGGATTATAGGATTATCAGCAAAACTGAATTCCAAGAGTGAAAGAAAGGAGCGTATACCATGCTTAACAAATTAGCATATCTGTATCTGCTTTGGGCAATGACTGCAGCAGATACCCAAACCTACACCATGCATCAGGACACCATTGAGTATCAGATGTCAGCGCATGGCATCGTAACAGACAAACTGACAGAAGGTTGTGAGCAGGATCTTGATGACACATACACTGTCACCCTTCTGAATGGCACATTAATTGACATCGTTGCCGATGATCTTCTTCCAGGCGATGAGGTGACGGTTTATTTCAACGATGGCGAAATCGTTAGAGTGCTTTACGGATTAAGGTAAATTGAATTCCAAGCATCAAACTGAAAAGGGTATATCCCAAGAAAGGAAAAGGAAATCATGAAAGTAACATTACCGAAAAACTACAAACAGCAGTTCACAATTGAGAACCTCGAACAGGCAAAGAAAGTCATAGCAATCTGTAGACAGGACACAACACCGATCCAGGATTACGCAAAGAATGCAATCAATGAAATCATTGCTCATGGCAATACTGGCGCTTCATGGCTGCACGCAATTTATCACGTATCCGCAGAGGTGGTACTGAATACAAGATCCTCGCACTGTTGGGATCAGTTCGGCGATGACACAGGGTATATGGACGTAGAACTGACAATCGTAGCAGAAACTGCAGACGGTTTCATAAAAGCATGGTGCAGCATGATTGATATTTGGCAAATTGATGGCGAAACAGATCTTGCAGACAACTGGTATTATCAGTACTTCAGGCGAAATTAAATCCCACATGCCAAATTGAGAGATGTATACCATAATGCCGAAACAAGGGATCCCTTCCCTTGTCATAGTGAGGCGGTAACTCACTATCTGATGATGGCAAACCATATCAGCAAATTAGAATTCCTAAGATGGAATCGGAAAGGGTATATCATGACAAGAACAAATTACATTATGTCCCTCAAGGACATCCATTGCGACATCCAATCATTCCATTACTTCACGTTCTACGCTGACGATGTTGCAGCAGGACTCTCCACTGAACAGGAAGCATATGCTTCAGGACTCGAATACGCAGATGATATCGTATGGGGAATGAAATATGAATCACTGCTTATTGATCTGATTGACTGTGGTGCGGTAGATTATGAGGATCTCTTTTGGACAGTGGTCAATATCTACCCTTCCGCATACACTGACAAAGTACGCAACTTTGCGGAATATTGCGGAATCTTCACGGAGAGTCCGTTACAGTCAAATTAAATTCCAG